AACCACATACCAACAAGGGTAAAAATTAGTACTGCTATACCTGCTAATGTTTTTATACTTAATTTTAATGTAGTGTCTTCGTTTAATTCTTTTGCCATTTTTAAAATATTATGTAATTTATTCCAAATGAGAAATCATGCCATTCTCTATTCCAATATTTGTTATATTTTCCTTCTATAAATACTCCTAAATTTTTATTGTATTTGTATCCAAATATTAAACCACCTGAATAATCGTACCATTGTTCACCATCATTAAAATTATGATATGAAAATTCACTACCATCATCATAATGCCATGGCATTAAGTTACCCCATGAGTGTAACCAAAATGATTTTGTGTAGTAATAATAATCAAACCCAACAACTAATGAATGTTGTATAGTATTATCTTGTTGGTCTCTTTTTTTCTCAGTGTAGTCAGCTAATACCTGTGGGATGACAACTGCTTCCCAAACTTCATTATTTTCTGCTACTATATTTCCTTGTGGATCTAAATATTGAATAATATCATGTGAAATAAAATTAGCATTATAACCCTCTTCTAATGCTAAATAAGTATAATGTAAATTACCATTTGATAACTTCCATTCCTCTAATGGATCATAACCATAAGGTTCTGATAAACGTTGTACAGCTCCTACATTAATTGATAATTTTCCTTTTCCTAATTCACCTGGTAGACTTTCTAATGCTTCTACTTGGTATCTATATCTTTGTGATGCTTCAAAATACTCAATATCAGCAAACCCATCTTGTAAATATTCTACTTTAGCAATCCAATTATCATTAACATATCTTAAAAAATGATGTTGGTCTAAATATTCAATCCCTTCTTGTCTTTTATAATCAACTTCAAATAAAAATTCAAATCCTTTAACTTTACCAATAGTAGCAGCATCTGAAAATGAGTTTTCTTGACCATTTTTAAATGCTTCTTTAGGTTCATAACCCATTCTAGCTATTTTTCTAACTCCTAATGCTAGTGAATAATCAAATGGTGTTTCTATTGTAGTTGTTGTTAAACCATCTGTAACTGAATAAACATCAACATTAGAGAGAGAAGTTCCTCCATTTGCTGCAGCATAAAATGTTGAAAATTTAAATATTTTCTTTAACTCATTTTGAGAATAAGAATTTAAAGAAAAAAGTATAAAAAGTAATAGTAATATTTTTTTCATCATTATTTCTTTTTAGGTCTACCTCTTCGTTTTTTACCTTTAGAAGCATCAATAACATCTTTAGATTGAGCAGCTACATTTTTTAAAGCTTTTTTTACATCTTTAAATTCATCAGCCATTTCTCCAGCTCTATCTTTTACTTCAACATAAACTTCAACAGCTTTTTCGTCTAGAGTTGTCTTACTTAAAAGCCAATTCCAAAATTGTGTTAACTTTTCCATATAAATGTTTTACTATAAATATATGGAAAATAACTACTAGTATACTAGCCGTCGCAAGAAACACAATCAGCCATACGAGATCCTAAATCTCCTTTAATTACTGAGTCAGTTCTTAGATAATATAATGTTTTCACACCTAATTTCCAGGCTTCCATATGAACTTGATTAATCCACTTTGGTGAGTCAGTAGGATCAAATGATAAGTTTAAAGATTGGGTTTGGTCAATATATTTTTGCCTAATTGCTGCTTGTTGAACTAATGCTAATTGGTTAGTTTCTGCAAAAGTTAAAAATACTTCTTTTTCATCTTCTGATAATGTATCAGCTGGTAGATTTTGTACAGAACCTTCATCTGCTAAAATTTGATCCCAAACTTTACTTGTATTTTTATTTTTTTCTATTAATAATTTTTCTAATTCTGGATTTTTAACAATAAAAGTACCTTTAGCTCCATTGAATGTATAAACATTTGCTGGTTGTGGTTCAATTCCTGCGGAACAACCTCCTATTCTTGAATTTGAAACTGTTGGTGCAATAGCTAAAACATGAGTATTTCTCATTCCTGTTCCTTTACACCATAAAGGTTCACCATATTCTTGGGCTAATTTTCTTGATGCTGCTTCTGCTTCACTTCTAATTTTAGACATTATAGTATGAGTCCAAGCTGTAGAAGCAATGCAATTAAATGGTAAATTTTTCTTTTGTAAGAAAGTATGCCAACCCATTACACCTAAACCTAATGCTCTTCCTTTTTTAGCATGTTTATGAGTACGCTTCATTGCTTCTTTTCCATTAGTTTTATCAATAAATTCTTGCATAACACCATCTAAAAAATATGTAGCAATTTCTACAACGTCTGTTTCTTTCCATTCATCATATTTTGATAAATTTAATGAAGATAAACAACATATAAATGAATGTTCCTCATCAGTATGAAGTGTTATTTCTGTGCAAATATTTGTCATTGAAACATTAAGATTATTCATCATATATGCTAAAGGATTATCTTTATTTACATTATCCTCAAACATAATATATGGTTCTCCTGTTTCCATTCTTGACTTTAAAATTTCTAACCAAATAGACATTGCAGTTTCATCTCTATCATTTAATTTTTTCATAAATGAATCATCAACAACAACACACTGATGTAAATTTAAACATTGTCTATTAGGATCACCTTTTGGTCTTCTAATTTGAAGGTATTCTTCAATATCTGGATGGCTAACTTTTAAATTAACAGATGCTGCTCCTCTTCTTACATTTCCTTGATTTGTTGCTATAATAGCAGAATCATAAATCTTACACCATGGAACTACACCTTCTGACTTACCATTACCTCTAATTTCTGCCCCCCTTGGTCTAATTCTTGAAACAGAAACACCAACTCCACCTCCTGAAGCTGTAAGTTTCATTAATTCAGCATTAGTTAAACCAATTCCTCTAATTGAATCAGGTGTGTCAACACCAAAACAAGAAATAGGTAAACCTCTGTCTGTACCTGTATTTGATAAAACTGGGGATGCTAATCCAATCCAACCATTCCAAATATATTTAAAAAACTTAGATTCTAAATCAGGTCTATTTAATCTAACTGCTACAGCATGGGCTACCCTTCTATATGCTTTTTTAGGTGTTTCTCCTGGGAGTAAATATCCTTTACTAATTGTTGATAAAGCTACTTCATCCATAAATTCTGGGTAATCTTTACCCTTCTCCCATAGGGAGTAATCTGCTACTAAACTATTATTATCCATTTTTTATTTTTTAAAATATTGCGGCCGCATCCCAATCTTGTACACCTTTACTATAATTTGTTACTCTATTTGCAAAGAAATCTGTATGTTGCTTTCCTGCTGATAAGTGATCAAACCATTTCATTCTTTCTATTGCTTTTACATCAATACCATTAACAATAGGTCTATAACCTAAATCACCCATTTTAGTATTTACTCTATGTTTAATAAAAGAAATTAAATCATCTTTACTACAACCCTCTAAATCTCCCATCTCATATACTTTTTCAATAAAATCTAATTCTAATTGTAATGAAAGTAAAGCAGCTTCATTAATTGCTGCTTCTAATTCTGGTGTTTTTAATTCTGGTTTTTCTTTTAAAAGTGTTCTAAATAACCAACATCCAGCATCTGAATGCATTGATTCATCTCTAATAGACCACTCAACAATTTGTCCTACACCTTTTAATTTATTTCTTAATTTAAATGATAGTAAAACAGCAAAAGATGAAAATAAATTTACTCCTTCAGTAAATGCTGAAAATATAGCTAATGATTTAGCTCTTTCATGCCAATCTACTTTACCATTAAATGAATCTCTAACATTCATTAATGTTTCAATTTTAGCCATTGTAGTTTCATCTTCTAGGAATTCAGAAAAATCATCTAAACCTAACTCTTCATTTAATAAACTATAAGCTTCAGCATGAATAGTTTCCATAGCACCAAATACAGTTGCCATAGCAATAATTTCTGGTTTTCTAAACCATTTCGTAACTAATCCAGTCCAATAATCATTAACTACTGTTTCAGTTTGGGCAAATCCCTTTAAAATCGAACCTATAATATTTTTTTCTGTTTCTGTTAAATTTTGTTTCCAATCATTAATATCACTCATCATTGGAACTTCTGTATGAATCCAATGTGCCTGTTGTTGTTTTAACCAATAATCAAATGCTGTTGGATATTCAAAGGGTTTATATACTATTCTTTCTTTTGTTATGTCTTTTTTTGCCATTTTATTTTATTTATTATGTTACGAATTTAATTCAAAAAACTTATTACGCAACTCTGATCTATCAAATTTATCTATTCCACTAAAACTATTTGTTTGTGGGGTTGGGGTATTATCAGTACTATCTTCTTCTTCATTATAAAGATCATTAGATACTTCAAAATGTCCTGTAGATGTATCTGCTTTAACTCCAAATGTTAACCCATCCATCCCATATCGATTTTTCATAATATGGAATCTTCCCGTTCCTTCTACTTTATCTTTACGTTGTCTAGAAAGAGAAATACAAACATCTGTTATCATAATTTTATCATATGACCCAGCTGCTTTATCTCCCTCTACAATATTGTCTTTAGCACCAGCTCTATTTACTTGAGATACACTCCAAACCGGGATATCTAACTCGCGAGCTAATCCTTTTGTACTAGTATAAATATCATCAATTTCACCTTTACGATCGACAGTCCTTCTTTTTGATGAAAGAAGATCAACATAATCAATTATAATTAAATCAGGTTCAATTCCCATATCTTTTACTTTTTGGATATGCGATTCTATAGTAGTAATTGTTGCTTTACCTGTAGGAAATTCTTTTATTATTAAATTTCCTTTTATATCACTCATTAAGGTTTCAATTTTATCTTTATGTTTTTGGATTTTATCTACACCTATCCTAGAAAAGAAAGCATCATATCTTCTTCCTACATATTGTTCTCCTAATTCTAAAGTATAATGTAAAACATTATATCCTGCTTTTACAGCATAAGCTCCTAAAGCTACTAATAGCCAAGATTTACCTCCTCCAGGATTACCAAAGATTAATCCAAAGTCTCCGTTACCTAATCCACCTTGTAATAAATCATTAAATACAGGCCATGGAGTTGGTACTACTGTTCTGTTATCTTCTCTATATCGAGATTCTACATCAATATTATATTCATGACCAACATTCTTATCACCTCCTGCTTCCATTGCTTTCTTAATCCGGAATTGAATAGATTCATAATCTCCTGTTTTAAGTAAGTCAACTGATTCTAATAATGCAGCTTTAAGTTGTTGATTCTGACAAAACTTAGAAAACTCTTCTTGAACAAATTCTAAGTCTTCATCTGATGCTTTGTATGCTTCTCTTAATAATTCTTTTACTGCTAATTTTAATACATCATTTTCTAGCTTATTTAATTCTACCTTTAGTACATCCATAGTTGGTGTAGTATGGTATTTTTCATAATAAGAAACAATCTGTTTAATTACCCATTTACTAGCATCGCTATCAAAATAATCTTCGATTAGAACGTCAAAGATATTTACTAAGAATTTTTTATGTGTTAATAATGATGAAATTACTTTTATCTGAAAAGCCTTTCCATATGCGTTTAATGAACTTAATGTCATTGTTTACTAATTTTATAAATTTGATTAAAATACTGATTAAACCAATGTTGTGGATTCCTAATCAGATTACCTAATTTATCAACATTATGCAAACTTTCAAACTCATCAGGGTAATAATTTAATTCTTTATGTGCAATTATTTCTTTTACTCCCTGAATCTGTTGTTCGGTGACCATAGGATCTTTAAGATTCATTATCTTATAATTCTTTTCTATCGTATTAAAATCATCTAAGATTCTAGCATATGAGATATTCGTAGTTAGTTTTTCTTCACAAATACTATGTAGTTTACCTAAATGTATTTCCTCATTGGCTAATTCCGGTAATCTCTTTGCTAGCGTCTTTTTACCTAAACCTTTTATACCTTTTACGTTATCGGAATTATCTCCGAGTAAGCATTTATATAATAAAAAGTTTTCTGGCTTAATATTAAATGAATTTTCTACATCTT